GCTACACCGCTGACCGCCACGGCAAATCGCGCCAGGCTTTTGTCCTGGGCGCCCCGCACCATCGCCTCGACCACCTCGACACTGACCGCGCCCACCGTCTCGAACAACCCGGCCGGCACATTCAACTGCTGGGTTTTCTGCCGGTTGGAGTAGGTCACATAGCCAGCCTCGAACCACGCTGAACTGCCCGGGATCCGCGTAATGGCTTCGGCGATCCCGCCGCCGGTGCAGGACTCGGCCGTGGTGACGTGGGCGTTGAGCACTTGCAGGCGTCGGCCAAGTTCAGCAGCCAATTGGGTGATTTCTTTCACGGCATGCTCCGGATCGTGTGGAATGCCTCCACCGTACACGAGCCGATTGCGCTTTCAATACACAGACTCATTCAAAATGTTCGGGCACCAGCGCTCTGACATACGCCTGACAGGCCTGCAGGGCAATCAATCCGCGGTCGCCGCTGTCGGTGATGGCGATAATTCGTTGAGCATGCGCCGGGTCAAGTCGGGCGCGTACGGTTGCAGGATCCACGCGGCCGGCGCCGGCGGTGGCGGGCACGTTGCAGCCTGGGACAACGTCGCTGGCGTCGAGAAGGACTGACAGGCGCACATCAGCAGTGGCAAGACGATCGCGCAGGCGATCCTGATCACGTTGGGCATCGCTCAGCGCTCGATAGTGGGTTTGTTCACTGGCCGCCAGCCGTTGCTCCAGCGCCAGACGTTTATCCTGCTCGGCCTGTTGCGCCGTGGCGGCCGTTAGAGTCAGTTGATTGAGGGTTTCGGCGTTTAACCGGGCCTGCTCGGCCAGTTGGCGGCCATAGCGCCACTCCTGAAACTGCCAGGCCGCTGCAAAAGCAGCAGCGGCCAGCAACACAACGCCAATCATTCGCCAGGGGATTGGCATAGCACCGCCCTCGCCCGCGCCCAAATTTCCAGACGATCCTGCAAGCCGTTCAACCCGCCGTTGATGCGGCGGGTGATGGTGTTGAACTGGTCGCGGTCGGCCAGTTCATTCAAGCCGTTCTGCTCCCAGAACCAAGCGGCGGACTCAGCCGCCCATTGCGGTTGTTCGAGCAGTTCGGGCAAGGACAGCAGGCGCTCATCGCCAAAAAGGCCAACGCTGCATTGTCGGTAATTGCTACGGCCAGTGATTTGTATCAGCCCTCGTCCGCGGTACTTTTGCCCGTCGCCATCAGCCTCTGGCGTATTGCCCAGACGCAGGGCCAACGTACCGGTGTCGTACTTGCTCAGGTATTGGTTGTTGCCCAACTCTCGCACATACCGCAGTTGCCCCGACTCGTGGCCGACCTGCGCCAGAAACGCAGCCATGCGTTTGGGCGTATCGATAAGACGACGAGTCATGGCGGCGTTGAGCACAGAAACAAAAACGCCCGCTTGGGAGCGGGCGTTGGGCATGATGTCGATAAGGTTGTTTTCAGTTATTTGCATAATGCTTGATCCTCCCTGGATATGGCCCCGATTGAATCACGGCTGGCGACCAATGCCTGCCAGCCATTTATTTGCCAGAGTTTTCAGGGTGCCCGCTGCCGCCTCGGGTGTTTCGTCCACTGGCAGCACCTGCCCGCCCGATGACAGCCACGCCTGATACTCAACCCAGTCGCGATTGGTCGGGTCCTGCGGGATGAATGCTGAATCCTCCATGCGCAATACGCCGCAAGGAGTCAGTTGATAGGTCATGAGTTCACTCCTAGATTTCAGCGTCGGCTGTCCATTCAATCTGCAATGCTTGACCGGGCACGCTGTTGGGGGGCGTTACCGTGCTGATCGCGAAAGTACGCTGGGTCACCCCGTGTATGAATGTCCCCGTACACGCTGTTTGTGCCGTGTAGTTCCAAACCTGATTGCTTGTATTTGCAGGGCAATACAGCACAACAGTCGGTTGCACTCGCTTGAGTACCTGCATGTGGATGGCCAGGCCATATTGCCCAGCGTTGCCTCCTGCCGACTGGCTAAACGAAAGAATGCACGTGCCGGCGCCATTGTTCGCCTGAATCGGTAGACGGTTGGCGAACGACTTCTCGAAGTAACGCTGACAGAGCATCAATTCTTCAGCAACCGGACGGTATTCGAAAGGCGTGGAAACAGGCCCCTCTTCCAACTGGATCTGCGCCAGATCAACCGTCTGTACGACGTTGAGCGGCAGGTCGAACGCCAGTCTCAGGCAATCATTGGTGCCGAGCATTTTCCCGGCAATGGTCGGCACCTGAAATGTTGCGCTGTACTTTGTCCAGGCAGTGTTCAACTGAAAGACTTCGACCGCTTTGGTCACGGGTTCCGAACCACTTGCGCCAAAAAACTGCGTAACCGCTACTTTCAGTGCGCGCGCCGCATCAGATCGCGCCCAGAACGTGACGGTGGCGGTTTTCCCGGCAAGGGTTCGCACCGATTCAATGGCCTGGGAGATTTTGTGTTCCGTTGCGCCAACGCCAGCCGTCGTCTGCTGCCAGCGCAGAAAAGAGGCCGGCTCATCAGCCACCTCGGTTTGCCCTGGGACGAAGCTCTGCCGGCTGATCGCCACAGCCGCGTTACCGTTCCAGTCACAGCGAAACCGGTCTGCCACGTAACCACCCACATTCGGTGCCTGGTTGGCCGTCCCGCGTTGCCAGATATCGAAGCCACCATTGATCAACAGATTCTTGCGGTACACCTGCACCGGGAATTGCTGCAACGGGTCGGGTTTCGCTAATTGCCGAATCGCCTGGGCCAGTTGATTGGTCTGCTCTTCATCCGGGGTCAAACCGGCGGCCGTAATCGCGCTGAGAATTTCCTCGGTGACGCTGTTGCCCCAACTGGCCGGGATCAATGAGCCAGGCTTTCCGGCGATAGGGTCTTCGTCGACAAACCTGCCGTTCTCCAGGCCTGAGCCGGGAACGCTTTTTGGGTAATCCACTTTCAGCTCCTTTCAGGTCGCATGAAACGCCAACGCCCGCATAGGCGGGCGTTGGCAAAAATGGCTGTAACACTCTGTTCAACTCGCGACATCAAGCCACAGCCAGCATTCGCATCAGCCAGTCCGGCGGTAAAGGTCGACTCGCGTCTGCGGGAAACCCCGTGCTCGACGGCCAGTCCCGCAGCTCCTGGCGATAGTCCAGAAGTTCCTGATGGTCCTCGATGCTCAGGCTCATCGGTCTGCCTGCGGCCTCCTCATCCCGATCACGATCAACCAGCCATTGGCTGGCCAACAGCTGCCCGTCGCGCCATTTGCGCGCCAGCATCGAAAGTTCGGCATCCGACAGCGGCGCAGCATCGATCAGCACTGGCAAACCATCGGCATCATGGCTGCGGATTTTGCCGGGCGCAGGGTTGCCGATCACCGCGATGAAACGCTCCTCAGTGATCGGTACTGCATCGCTCGGCATGCTTGGATTGATGCCGGACAGGTACACACAGCCTGTGGACTGACTATAAAAACGGTTCATGGTTACTCCTCAGCGTCCGAACGCGATTGCACAAAAGCCGCAAGGCAACAGTTCCGAGTACAACGTGAAACCGTTCTGATTTTTCGCACCCAGCGAAACACTGCCCGGAGCCGATCCATTCAAAGTGGATGGAAATACCGCAAGGCAAACGTTGGGAAACGCCAAGGTAAAACTCGAATATGCCCCTTGAATTCCTAAGGTCGACAGTCCGACCCACTGAATGATGAAACCACCCAGCCAGGAAGGAAAAACAATGTAGCCGTTGGTGGTCAGACTGGTAGAAAAGCCAAAGCGCAGCGTTTTCGGCGTCACGATCGTGGTGGTATCCGCGCCACTGTCGGTCTGCGCCTGAGTAGCTATCTTCGCCACCCCGGCAATGCTTTCGCTCGCCTGCACCACGCGTTTGGCGATGGCTTGAAAAACCCGTAACGGAGTCATGCGTTTAACGTTGTCGGTTCCCTGCTCCGCGTCTTGAACACTGGCCACAGGCACCACACTCTGGGTGATTTTCTGCTCGATGGCAGACTTCAATTGAGCGTTGTCCTGCTCATCCGCTGCGAGGCCAGCCGACTGAATCACATTCAGCACTTCCTCAGTGACAGCATTGCCCCACTGCGCTGGAATCAAAGACCCGATGGCCCCGGTCAACGGGTTTTCGTCGACAAACCTGCCGTTGACCAGGCCGGTGCCGGGCAAACTTTTTGGATAATCCATTTCACTTCTCCTTGTAGAAATCAGCCGTTCACGACGGCGCCGGGGACAGTCGGCCAAGTAATCTCGTCAGGAAATCCGGCCTGCTTTTCGAGGCGATTGAGCTCGACGCTGTAGCGTTTCCATTCGAGCAATTGCAGCCGTTCTTCATCGCTCGCGTCACCGATGTCCTCGGCATATTGAAGCGGAGCGATACGCAGGACGGCGTCCCGCAAAAGTACGTCGCGCTTTTCCAGCTCCTGCGCTTTGGCATTCGCCATTCGAGCCTGCTCATCCAACACCCAGGCATCATCGCGCCATACATGAAACTCACCCGGCCAGGACTGTGCCGTAAGGGCTTCAGGCAACGCTCCCAGCTCGTTCCAGATCTGTTGCGCGCCCCCGTCCTTGCGATACACCACTCCTCGGCGGTCAATCACTTCACGGGGTACGCCATTGATCAACGCCCAACTACGGCCGGTTTCCGGCTCAGGCAATTCGAAGGACAGTTCAACGGCGTTGGCCGGAAGTTGAATGCCGATACCGGGTGTGACGGGAAACTCGACTGGGCCAGACAGAGCGCCCGAACCATCGAATAGATAATTGAACATGAAGTGCCTCAGATAAGTTTGATGCGGCCGGGATAGGCGATGTTGCGAGGGCGGGATTTGAAGGCGTAAAGCAAGGTGGCCGCGGTATCTCGCTGATAGGTAGTGTTCACAGGAAAAATCGGGCCACCGTTGAGCAGCCCCGAAATGAATTGCGGCTCCTCTCGGGTATCCGCTCCAAAACCGATGAGGCTATCGGACCAGTAAGCGCCCACCGCCCCACCGCCGTTAGCACCTTGGGCATAGGCGTGAGTAGACCCCGGTTGAAAGGTGCCCATCACACGTGCGGTGTCCACTCCTCGCCCCTCATCCAGAACCCTGAGAAACTCCCCTCGCCCTTCAGGCCCGCGAAACGTCAACGCACCATCACCCGTGGTCCACTTCCCCTCCGTACCTGAGCGCAAGGCCTCTGCTCCCAGCATTCCTGATTGCTGAGCGTGATCCCACAGCCAGGGCCATTCGGCGCGTTTCATAACAGAGCCATTGAGTGCACCATATCCGCCGGGGTTAAGCAGGATGGTCGTCTCGAAGAAAGGCCGACCTAGCGGAGTGTTGTCGAAGCGACCGACCGGCCACCAACTCCCAACGCCATCACTGCGCAGATGCCACCAGTCACCGCTGCCCATTAATACGAAAAACGGATAACCACTGGCGGCCAGATGGGTATGAAAGCGAATACGATCAGTACCCGACGCCTGGATGACTATGCGACTGCCACTGTTGTCCACTCGCCTGACGATCACATCACG